ATTCCTTTAAATACTAGCTGTCCGTTCATTTTCTGAACAGACAAGATGTTGCATAGTTCATTTGCTGGAGAGTCAACAACTGACAACTCCATCAATGCGTATTCTTTAATAAATCTTACTGGCTTGCCAGTAGACTTGTTAACTTCGTTTTCTGAATCTACAATCTTTCCGCCGATTGAGAATCCTGCTAGAGTTCCATCAAGAATCTTTTCCCAAGTATCTTGTGCACCCTTTGAGATATATGCGTCAACATAAACTCCATTATAAAATTCTTTTGTTGTTGGATCATAAAATGTTTCTGGCTTAAAAGAAACCATTTTGCCAACTGCATTTGATCCATGCATTTCACGAATGTTTCCACGGAAACTTTCAAATGCTTTTAGACTTGCTTCAGCGGTGACAACATCACCAGTCTGGTCAACATTGTCTAATGTCGCAAATCCTGAGACTGTTCTTTTTTCACGGTTAACTTTGGTAAATGGCACGGACAACGTAATGTTGTCGCCATGCGAAGACCAAAGAGATTTCTCAATATTCATATGCTTAATTTTATAACGTTATTGTATATAAGGCAAATAATGGTTGAGTAGGGTTAGTCGACTTGCCTTCCGTCACCTTGAGTATTTCGGCCTTCTCCAGAAATATCTGGTGAATTTGCAGACCTCTCAGAATCTCTATTTCTAGTTTTTCCAGCCTGTGCTCTAACCTCTGCCTGTTGCTGTGGCTTTAATTGTACTACTTGATCCCCGCCATCAAGGGGAACCATGCCCATTCTAATTCTAACTTCATTAGGGGTAATTACCTGCATTCTTAAATATCTCTCATCAATCTTAGACTGAGTATCTTCATCGGTCAAAGTAAGCTCATTAAATTTAAGAAGTAGGGCATCTGTCATTTCTTCGACAATTTTATTTAATTTCTTTTCTAAATTCATTTGAGCTGGACGACATACTTGTTCTCTAAATGTCTTATCGGCATCTCTAGCCACCGCTAAATTAACTCCTTCTGGAGTTCCAATTTTATTAATTGGTACACGGTGAGATAATAGAATTTCATCTCTATTAGATTTACGATATACGTTAAATGAAGACTCTTGAGTTCCCGCCTCAATTGGCTCCATCTTAAATTCAACCTTAGCATCTGGGGTATCTGCAGGAAGCGGAATATATAGAGACCTATGGTTCTTACCTCTTAGCCCAACCTGGAAAAATTCTAAAAGCTTACGCTCTGATTCTGGTGAAAGCTTTGCACCTTTTACTGTAATAATGTATCTTGGGACCGCCTTATTTTCAAAATAATCAAGGTTGTACTTTCCAGCAAACTCGTTTCCAGCCATGGCATTTGAAGATGCTACGATATCTGGAATACCGTAGTAGTTATTTGTTGGTGTATATTTCTTTAAATGAATAATTTCGTTTGGTCTATCTAGTCCGCCTGCAATTGGATTCTCTGTTTCTTGATCTCCGAAGTTGCGGAAGAATACTGCCTTGCCATAAAGCAATTGAATAAAGCCATCACGCAGGCGACGCACACGCATGGTCTTTGCTGGAATATGTCCGATATATCCTATCTTACCAGCAGAAGTTCTGCCAATTTCAATATATCCATTTCCTGTTGCTTCAACATCTGTGTAAGCCTTTATTAATGTTTCTGTAAATGTTTCTTCTTCGTTGCACTCTTCTAGCCAGTCATAAAGATCTTGGCGAAGTCTATTTAACTTTCTACGTGCTCTATCTAAAGATTTCTCATCTGTTATGTTATCAAATGCTTCTTTAGTTTTTCTTGTCTCAACAAAATCGTGTCCTAGACCCACAATGTTAGAAACCTTGGCATTAATTGCTGAATAGTTATATGGTGAAATTTCATAAATGGTTGAAAGATAATCTAAATTATATGGCGGTTCAATAAGATCGAACATGGCATAACCAGTAATTGCTTGTGCCAATAAATTCTGTTGTGTAGCAGTCCCATCAATACCTTGGAATCTTTTCTGAAGATCACGATTCATTTTACGGCGGAATGATGCACCAAGGCCTGATACCTTTGTTAACTCTTCGCCTTCAATTTTAAATGGGTCATTACTAGTAGATTGCGTTGGAGTATTAAACTTCATCCAGTCTGCTACATTAGAGATAGCAATCTCATTTGAATCTTCGTCTTGAATCTCAATCATCTTAAACCACCCAATTTTTTCATTTCATCTTTATAGCTTCCAATATCCAAAGGATCTGGAACTAGTCCCCACTTAAGTCTTTGTTGCTGCTCTTCGTATTCTTCGTCGTTAATCTTTCGTCGTGCTGAAAGAAATTTAGGCCCGCCCTCATATATACCAAATGAGCGAACTTCTCTAGCCAAAGCATCGATTCTGGATCTATTTCCTTTTCTGGACGTGACCGAAAGAAAGTTCCCATCGTCATCTCCAATCCAGCGTCCGTCTGGCATTTCCCAGACATAGATTCCTAAAGTAGACTCTTCTACCTCTGTCTGTCGGACATTTTTAATATTCATAGAAGTTTATTTTACCATTACTTACTGTCTAAGTCCAGCTTTTTGTCATGCAATGTGACAAAATTAAAGGCTTTGTAGCACAACCCAGTCATTATCATAGTACTCTGAAGCTAATTCTGTAATTTGAATGGCTGGATCAGATACCGATGCTGAAGGTCTGCCACAATATAAATTAAAGTGGGTTAAAACCTCTGAAGATGTAATAGATCTATTATATATTGCTATATTATTATATAAATTATCTGGACCACCAGAGACCTGATAATTAAATTGAAGTATTCCAGTTACTGGAGCATCAAATACTAGGACTATATGATGTGGCTCTCCTGCCACCAGGAAATTGCCTATATTTGTCTGTGAGGTCTTATCTACCCCATTGACGTAAAACTTGCTTATAGAGGCCTTAGAGACCGTTCCTGACCCATTCCAGGCATACTTAGTGCCAGTAGTAGATTCAAAGAATAACGTGTTTGCCCCTGTTGTTTTAGGAGTAAAAAATAACTCTACTGTATTTATGTTTAATCCAGTATTGATATTAAATCCATATCCTGATGTTGGTCTAATTCCATTTGTATAATGTCTAATCAGTGGAGAGTAATTTACAGATCCCACGCTAAAAGGATTAGATGAGTTAATATAGTTATTTGAATTGTCTGAATATACTAAAGATTCTCTATAGAATTTAATGGCAAAGAAAGATAGCCTTGGAAGAAATTTGCTGGCATCTGTTGTAGACATGGTAATTCTTGTATATAGGATACCGCTTGAATTAAATGATCCCGCCTTATATTGAGGAATAGCGTCTCCATTAACACATGGCAAATATGTGGTTCCGTCTACGCTTGTTTCAACTGTAATACCTAAATCATTACGCCATTCAATTTTAGAATTAGTCAATCCGCTCTCTGTTGGAATAAATATAAAATCATTAATTACAAGAGTTCTAGGGGTTGATGTTTCTGTTGGGATAAAGGATATATATTTATTTTGTTCATCGTAGTATGTATTTGAATCTAGTAGCTCTTTCCAGTCTCTAGATATTCCATAAATATATTCAAAGTCGACTCTGTTGTTTGCATCTGAGCAGGAGAAGAGCTGACCTTGTTCTGGATGAACTACGTGTATAGGTTGTATATAAAAGTTAGCGTCATTATAATGTCTGGCAATTGATGTTGTTGGAAGACCATATCTGTATACCGCAGGAGCATCTACTATAAAGGAATCTCCAGCATCTGATGTTGGACCAATCTGAAGGTCTAAAGCAGTGTTTGTAAATTTAAAATTTGAATCTATAGACTTTACTGCAACTTGTTTGCCATCAATAAAAAGCTTAATTGAATCTACTGAATATACTCCAGCAATATGTAGAGCTTTCTTTGAATATGAAAGTGCCCATCTTACCTGCTCTGTATTGGAAACCTTAAATATAATATCTCCCTTTTCCCAATATAAACCAATGTTATCTGTTGGGTCGGCGAATAGAGTTGTAAGGTTTGTAGATTGAATTGATGGGCTTATCCAAAGTTCTACTGTGAAGTCATTATCTGATGAGTATTTATTTCCAAGTCCGTTTGAAACAGATGA